GGGATAAGGGTTTAAATATATTTTATTTATTTTTGTTCCATTAAAGAAACTATAGCTACGCATGAAAAACAACCTTTAACTTAAAAAATAAATATATGTATATATACATGGTGTTAGTATCTCTCCGAACCTTGGAACAGATTTAGAAAAAAATAGCTCTAAGCGTTGGCGCTGTAAGCTTGAGGTATGTTCCAAGCAGCGGTTGCCTTGGAACAGTGCAGAAGTAGAAAGTTGTTAAAATGTAGTAATGACGCTGTTTTTGGAGAATTTGGCTTCAGAACATGCCTTGGAACAACTAATTGTTCTTTTGGAACATTTCAATATCACCAAGGGGGATAGGGCAAAAATGAACGCTGAAATCTTCCGCCAGACAGAAAGTTTATTGAACCGGTACTGCAAAAAGAAAATGCGGATAGAGCGGCTACATTCCATTATCCAGCTTATCCACGACCAGGCCGAAGAAATTAAACAGGAGCTTGCCGAGGCCACCCCTGTCCCCAGGTTAATCTCGGTGTACCGAAGCGACGGCGGGGCGGCGGTACCGGTGGGCGGGTTTGGTGGTTCTGGAATCAAGGGGCTGGATACTGCGATCGATAAATACAATTCGCTTCTGGTTGATTTGCAGGCCAGGTACCTGGAGCTGCGCCGGCGGGAGTGGTTGCTCAGGTTGAGGGCCCGGCGCCTGGAGGAAGAGATCGCCGGGATAGATGCTGTAGTAGGGCAGCTGGATGAGGATGAGCGGAGGATTGTGGAGTTTAGATATTTATACCGGTGGAGCAATTATGCAATAGGGAAAGAGATGCGGTTTGATGAAAGGACGATACGGCGAAAGCACCAAGCAATAGTATTTAAGGTTGCCGATTCCCTGGCTATAACGAAAAACGCCGCAAAAACGCCGCATTAAAAACGGGAAATCTGTGGTAATATTACGATGAGCAAGTATCAAATAGCAGCAGGCACCCGTGAACTGCGCCTCTGGTCTAAAAGCAGGCGATTATGCGACAAATCTCAGAAATGCGGGTCCTTCTGGCAATTTTTGGGGTTGCGGGTCTTGCGAGCCCCGAAATTTGTCTAGGTATCAAGTTTTTTGAATATATATTTTCTTTCCGAATAAGCAGGTGAGCATTATGGCAATAAATGTTAAAAAAGACATATCAGATGTGATAGTTAGCACCGATGTTATGGCCGAACTTTTAGGATTCACCCGCCAACGAGTTAACCAACTTGCCAAAGAAGGCGTCCTGGAAAAACAAGCACCAGGGCGCTTTTTACTGCGGAAAAATATCAAAAAGTATATTGACTATTTGCGTATCAATCAAGCTGATGAAGAAGAGGAAGGTGCAACCGCCCAATATTGGGAAGAGAAAGCCCTTCATGAAAAAGCAAAGCGGGAAATGGCGGAATTAAAATTGGCTAGGCAAAGAAACCAGCTTCACGATGCCGCCGATGTAGAGTTCGCTTTAACTAATATGCTGGTTACCTTCCGCAACCGCATATTAGGTATCCCGGGTAAACTTGCTCCGCAATTATTAGGTGTGGATAGCCTGGCGGAACTGCAGGAACTTATAGATAAAGAGCTACGGGAGGCATTAACCGAACTTAGCGAATACGATCCGGCAATGTTCGCCGGGGGTGAGGTTATTGAAGAAGAAGACGATAAGGCTATTTCAGAGAATATTGAAGGTGGTAGCGCCTCCGCCAAAGTTGACAATAAGTGAATGGGCTGATCGATATCGTAAACTTTCTGCTGAGAACGCAGCCGAACCGGGCCAATGGCGAACAGATAGAGCGCCTTACCAGCGCGAAATTATGGATAGTGTTACAGATCCAAAAATTGAAAAGGTGATTGTCCAGTCCAGCTCCCAAATAGGTAAGTCTGAAATAGTTAACAACATCATTGGCTATTACATCGACGTAGATCCTGGCCCCCTACTCATGGTGCAACCAACAATTGATATTGCTCAGGACTACAGCAAACGCCGCATAATGCCAATGATAAAAGACACCGAGGTTTTAGCAGCAAAAGTGGCCGATTCAAAAACAAGGGATATTAACAATACAATCTTGATGAAAGTATTCCCCGGTGGATTCCTTGCTATAGGTGGAGCTAATAGCCCAGCCGGTTTAGCAAGTCGTCCAATACGAGTTTTATTATGCGATGAAGTTGACCGGTACCCTGATAGTGCCGGCGGTGAGGGTGATCCTATAGCCCTGGCCGAAAAACGGACAACTACATTCTGGAACCGCAAAAAGATATTTGTTTCAACGCCCACCATCAAAGGGGCGTCTAGAATTGAGCTTGAGTACGAACTTGGTACACGGGAGAAGTGGTGCGTGGAATGCCCTGGCTGTGGTGAGTATCACTTCATAGAACTCCGCGATATCCAGTTTAAATACAAAAAACATGAGCAAAACGGTAAAGTAACCTATACCGTTAGCGATGTTAAATGGCGTTGCCCGTCGTGCCTGAATGAGTACGACGAGTACATTATAAAAAAACAGCCAGCGAAATGGGTGGCCGAGAACCCGTCGGCGCTGGAAAACGGTATTCGGAGTTTCCGGCTTAATTCTTTTGTTTCGCCATGGTATCCCTGGAAGCGGATTATCCAGGAGTTCTTGGAATGCAAAAGTGATCCGGAACGGTTCAAGGTGTTCGTTAATACCGTGCTGGGTGAGACCTGGGAAGAGCGAGGGGAGATTGAAGACGAAAACATCCTCATGGAACGCCGGGAGGATTACGGGGCGGAGCTGCCGGACGGTGTCCTGATTCTCACGGCCGCCGTGGACACCCAGGACGACCGGCTGGAGTATGAAGTGGTCGGTTGGGGCCGGGGGGAAGAGTCATGGGGCATTGAGAAAGGTATTATCTGGGGTCGGCCTGATGACAAAGAAACTTGGCAATTGCTTGACGATAAACTGAATAAAATTTGGTGTTTTGCCGATGGTACCGGGCTGGTAATTGCCTGTACCTGCGTTGACTCCGGTGGCCACTTTACCGATGAAGTTTACCGATACTGCGGTGAACGTCTGCAGAAAAGAGTATTTGCTGTCAAGGGTCAGGGCGGCGAGGGAATCCCCTTGGTGCACAAAATTTCTAGGAACAATAAGTACAAGCTGCCGCTGATCATGTTGGGCGTGGATTCCGGAAAAACTACGGTGTTACAGCGTCTGAAAATCAAACAACCCGGGCCAAAATACTGCCATTTCCCTGCCTGTGAAGAGTGCGGGTATGATCAGATATACTTTAAGGGCCTAATTTCCGAGAAACAAGTTATTCGTAAAGTGAAAGGTCAGACTGTAACCGTTTGGGAAAATATTTCAAAAGATAAACGAAACGAGCCTTTGGACCTGCGGGTATATAACTTGGCTGCCCTGAGACTGTTGAAACCGGATTTTGATGCCCTGGAAAAGCGGTTGAAAGAGGTCTCAAACACAACATCGGGAATTAAAAAAGCCCCTAAACAAGCTTCAAGAACAGCTAAAAAAACCTATGGATGCGTAAAAAAATCGGCTGTTTGATACTGAAAGACGGTGATTTTAATGTCCACTGACAGGTTGCAAAAAGCAAAAGACCGGCTGAACGCATATTACGAGGCTGAACTTGCTATCCTTGCAGGCCAGGAATACCGCATTGGTACCAGGACATTGCGTCGGGCTGATCTCAAGGAGATAAGGTCAGCTATCAATGAGTTGGAAAAGCTGGTGCAGCGGCTGGAAGCCCAGGCCAGCGGCGACACCACAGCCAGAACCCGCCGGGTTGTCATAAGGGACATATAGGGTGGTGAGACATTGAATGCGATTGACAGGGTAATATCTTTCATCAGCCCCGAAAAAGCGTTAAAACGCCAGGCAGCCCGCCGGGCGCTTCAGTTTTTGAACACCGGCTATTCCGAATCCGGTGCTTCCGTCCGTAAGAAGTCCATGAAAGGCTGGCAGGCCTGGTCAAGCAGTCCTCAAGCGGACATCGATATGAACCTGGACATCTTGAGGCAGAGATCCAGGGACCTGTTTATGGGAGGCGCCATCGGACGTTCAGCCATTGTTACCTCAAGAACCAATGTTGTAGGGGCTGGGCTGAAGCTAAAAAGTCGAATTGATTATGAGTTCCTTGGATTATCCCGGGAGCAAGCGGATCGCTGGGAGAGAAACACCGAGCGTGAATTTTCAGTATGGGCGGAAAGCCGGTTCTGTGATGCGCTGCGCCTGAACAACTTTTACGAGCTGCAATCGATTTTGT